GGAATATAATATCTGTACCAGTATTCTGTACAGAATCTCTAGCTACACAACCTACATTAGGAATGAAGTCTTGAAGTGTCAGAAGAGTGACATCAATCGGGTTGGAGTAGATAGCAATGTTGTTGCGACCAAAAACAATTAAGAATCCGTTGTGCGCTGCAAGAGCAACTATCTTGTCCGTATTAGGAAACACAGCGTTTAAGGATATAGACCCTGAGTCACCACCTTGGAAGTCAGAACCGTCCAGCAAGCGGCTAAAATAGATTGTCTGTGGGTCGCCAGCAATGTCTGCTAGCCAGATACGTCCATATGCTGCAAGGGCGCAATTGGGGCTAAAATCAGCTACAGAATAGCCTAGCGGGATAGTACCAATATCACCCAGTCTCTGAAAGCCATAAGAGCCAGAGTGTGAGTGTGGATTAATAATTGTCGTTACAGTGCTGGTCAAAGAGTTACCAGCACTATATCCTGCACCGCCAGTCGTGATAGTCACAGTAGCCACACCAGTACCAGACAAGGTAGCTACAGTAACCGTAGCAGCAGTTGTTCCACCAGATAGCGTAAGGATGTCTCCTACATTGTATCCACTACCAGCCGCTGTAACAGACAGAGCAGTGATAACTCCACTAGATACAGTGGTGACTGAAAATGTAGCGCCAGTGCCTGGAGTAGGCATACGATGATATGTCAGCGTTGGATGTCCAGACTGTGCTAAGTAAGCGTGAGGCTCTGCATCTGTTCCATCGCCGTATGGCAGAGCAGCAGCTTGCCAATTGTTATCAGTAATGGTGTAGGTTATATTAGCACTATTAGCCTGATTACGGACAGTAGCCGTAGTCATTGTGGCAGTGCCTGTAAATAGTTTATTGTTGCCTGCGCTTAAGAACTGACTCGAACCATTATCTGTCAATTCAAACATGAACTGCACAGGATTAGCAGCACCAAGGTCAGTATTGACTGCGCTGTTTACTGGCGTCCATCCTCTACGAGCACCGATACGACCATAGCGGTCAATGACGCAGTTGTTAGCCTCAAGCGCAAAGCCTGAAGACAACGATACTGCTGACTCTTGGATGTTTAGTCCAAAGAATCCTGGTGCAGCAATGGAAGCGGTTTGTGTCTGTTGTGCCATTAAACTGGATCCCAGAGGAATTCGTCAGGATACTTGTTACCTTCGATGGAGATGTGGTCTGCTAGACTGGTCTGATATAACTGGTATGCTTCTGAGCTACGCAGTCCACCGTCTTCACCACGCTCTGCCAGTGCTTTGGCATAGGCTAGGAAGATGACAGGTTCAGCAGGAACTTTAATCTGGTCAGCGTTAGCAGATAACTCAGCCTGTGGTTTAATCAGGTTAAAGTTAATTGTGTAGGCCCCATCAGGTATAGGATACAGGTCTACCTGTGTGTCGCCATTGGAGTCTACGCCGTTAAAGTTAAAATAACGTGGGGCAGACTTCTCAGGCGTATCAACTAGGAACCACTCATCCATCTCCATAGTAGAGGCATTGTTCAGGAACCAGTTGCTGGTGTCGTTAATTACATCAAAGACACGGAACCGAATACCTGAGCCAGTTAGTACATAGTTAAATAAGTCTGTTGATGTAGCAACAGTAATAGTCTCTGACAGAGCGTTCCAGTTATATGCGTCTTCTACCTGCCGCTTGGCATCATTAACAAACTTACCAATCAGCTTGGAGTAGGATGTATCAGTAACAGATGTAACCTCATTTTCACGCAGACGAATAAGTACATCGTTGACAAGTTGTAGATAAGTCTTGTTAGCCATTTAGCAATCCCATTTTCTTAATGCTAGTGCCTTCCTAGTTGGTCTGCCCTTCTCGTCCTTCATAGGCCCAGGCATACCGCCCATACGAGCGCAGAAAGACTTCCTACGAGCAGCAGCCTTGGGAGACTTCTTAGCCTGCTTCGAGGACACTGGAGGCTTTAGATTAGCGCCTTCCTTAGCCTTGAAGTATGCTCGTCCTTTGGCGTTTAAGCCGCCTTCTGGGTTCTGATATACCTTCTTAACCATTTATTTCTTCGCAGTCTTCTTAGCTTCTTTAAATGCCTTAGCAGTGGGAGCGCCTTTGGTTCCAGGCTTACGCATCTTCTCGCCACTACCTTCCTTGATACGCTTACGCTTGGCGTGGATGTTGGCGTAGAGTCCTGGTTTCATTTCTTTGCTTTCTTCTTTTTAGACATACCAGCCATCGATAAGCCAATAGCTACTGCTTGTTTCTGCGGATAGCCTTCTTTACGAAGCTTACTGATCTTAGCGGAAGCAGCTTCTTGCTTGCCCTTCTTCGTATATGGATACTTCTTTCCGTTGACCATTGGCATAATTATCTCCTTAGTTTTGGAATTGGACTGCTTGCTCTGGTACATACTCTACTGTAGCAATATATGTTACAGTGTTAGTGCCTGTATTCTGTACACGAATCTCATCGCCTGCTTGTAGTACTACTTCTGTGTTACCGTCTAGGAGGATAAAGTCACCTGCTCCTAAGTTCTTACCACCAACTACAAAGTATTCAGTGTCGGTAGAAGCATCATACCAGTAGACCTTCGGAGTCTCTGTACCAGATAGACTAATAATGTACATCATTTTCCAGTAGCCAGTATTCTTAGTAGGTACTGTAAGGATAGTAACCTTAGTAGCATTAGTCCTTGTGGCAACTGCTGATACTTTTCTACTCATTTCTTACCAAGCCATTTCTGAACAGTGTCAGTTTCGTAGATGCGAAAGGAAGTCCACACAATAGTAAACAGAGCCGCAATAGCAGGCAGTATCTCTGCTAACGTGCCAATAACTGTCACCACAGACAGGGCATCAGTTACTTGCTTAACTCCTTCGGTTGCTTGCGTTGCCATACTATCTCCATTTAGGTCCTTCAATCCAGGCTACTAGCGAGTGTCTAGTGCCTTTGGTTACTGGGTTTACCTTGTGTACTATGAAAGACGGGAAGATTAGTGCTGTTCCTTGTGTCTTTAACTGCTCTTGGTTAGGTGCTCCTAAGTGCAGTGGTTGCATCTCAAAGTCACCTCCTTCATACTCTGCTGGATCTGTTAGCTGGCATATAAAGGAGAGTTTCCTATGCACTGGCCTGCCATCATCCCAATTTACATCATTATGCCAATTATAATAACCTTGGTCTTCTGCGTTATACTCAGTAAACTGTAACTCATTTAAGTGCCACAGTTCTGCACCAAAGGCATTGTGATTAGCAATATGGAACAGGTTTGTTATCTCTGGATACAACCAGCCTAGTTCCTTATTATCTCTAGTAATCCATCGAACCTTACTTCTACGCACATTGGTGTTTACGTTAGAGCCTTGAAAACCTATGATTGCGTCTTGTGGTTCAATCTTACTTGCTTCTTCTACTATCTTTTGGCAGAGGTCTTTGTTATACCTTTGTTGCCACATTTGCCACATTGCGTTCAATTATTCTCCTTGGGCCAGTTCTGGTTCATGACCACAGCAATCAGCGCAGGTACATCAGCGCACCCAGCAATCGCAGTTTCAAGTCTGTCGCACTCAGTCACGATAGCTGCTCGTTTAGCAACAACATCAACAGGAATATCTACTCCACGTTCTGCCTTGCGAATGACCATCCAGTCTGTAGCAGCCAGCATTTTGCCAGCCGTGTCCTTAACCTGTGCAATCCATTGCGACTTCAATCCTTTGGTGACCAGACGCTTGTCGGTGTTGACCATTGTCTCGGTAGCTGGGTCATAAGTCTGAACCCACATCGGGTTACCGTCTTTATCTACTTCTTCACGGTCATTCAGAAGTTTGGGATTATCTGGCCCCCAATAGAACCGCTGGTCGTACTCAGGTGCGGCAGGCTCAAACGGGTCTGGGTCATTGGTCTGCACGATGCCTACCTTAGCCCTTACTGCTGCGTCTAATAGGTTGTTGTAGCGTACTCCGTCTGTGCGGAAGAACTCTACTCTAATGTTTACGGGTTGTCCGTTATATAAATAAGCCATGTTATTTTCCTATCGTGCAAGAGAATACTTAAAGGGTGCCTCGGCAAATGCGGCATATATGTAAGTTTGTGATGCGTTTACAAAACCTGTGTTGTTTCTTAGTTTGAATCCGTTACTTAAAAAATCTATATCGTTAACGGTTCCAATTGTGCTTTCACTATTTGCGCTGTTTGCATATAAAGAAGTATCTGCAAGATTGTAAGTATTTCTTGCGCTATCCATCATCACCCAGTCTGTTCCGGCAGAAGTTGACTTAATCATTATGAAACGAGGTCTAAAGCCAAGATAAACAAAAGGCCCATCGGTGCTGGAATTATTCCCGCTATAAGAACCAAATGCGGAATAGCCTGCTACTGCGGCGAAGCAATAAACAACATTGGTGTATGAACTTGACCCATAACCGTCTAATGATAAAACTGTTGATGTTGGCCTTGTTCCATTAAATCCATTCGTTGTTACTCCTCCTGTTGTATTTAATCTTAAAGATTCTGTTGCCGCTAAACTTTGATGATAAACAAGCCAAGAATCAGCAACATTTCGAGTTTTTGAAATCATCATAGCGGGGGCAACACCAAGTCCATGCCCAACCGTAAATGCTGAAGTTGATACACCGCTAGTCACAATCGAGAATCCAGCCGTGGTGTTTGCGCTTACTGTGCTGGTGATTGAACCTGCGGTGTTAGATGAGCCTGCGCCGTTGGCTTTCCAGTTCCATGCGACATAGGTATAGGTGTTTGTAGTAAAATCACCGCCCTGAAGACGCAGCGATGTAGATGTTGTTGTTATATTCTGTGTTGCGGGAGAACCGCCATTAAAACCTTCACTTCCGGTTGAGTTGCTGGTTAAGGATTTTGATGCGCCAAAACCACGGACAATATCCTGTAAATAATGATTCTCTGCGTTTGATCTTGATTTTAACCAAACTAAATCAGATGCAAATGTATTAGTAACTGTTACATCGTTTGAAGAATTACCCGTATACAACACAGGATTAAAGTAGTTATTCGCCTGTGTCGTGCTAGTGGCCCCGATGGTAGGCGTTGGTAGGTTTTGTGTGCAGAGTGCCTTAAAGCCTGATGGGGCGGTGTAGGCGAATGGGCGTTGGCCGAAGTTGACATAGAAACCAGTACCGCTCGGATAGGTTCCATACCCAAACTGCTTATCGCCTGTTATTCCGGTAAAGGCGGCGTTAGTACCCGCAGCAGGGTCGCCAGACCCAAACCACGTTCCGTTCTTGCCCCACCAAATCTTTCCTGCCACCGGGTCAAAGGCCATCATCCAAACATCGTTAGCGGCGAAAGCCGAACCATAAGCCACGCTTGAGTTGTTGTTGTACTTATTTCCATTGGCAAATCTCAATGCGTAAGATGTTGCACTATATCCACATAGATTGGCGCTGGCACCACCGTAAACATTTTGATTAATAGGGTAGATTCCGACACACGCTGTGCTTGATGGAGTTCCTACAATCGTACCTTCACAATAAACAGCAAAAGGCATCGCAGCACCTTTACCGGGCCACTCATCAGCATTACTTGCAGAAACCTGCTTTAGATTTCCTTCAGAGAAAGTTATTCCAGAACTTGCAGAGTAGTAGTCCAGAGGATTCAATGTCGCATAGTTACCCCGCACCTCGCCACCAACACCTGTGTCTGTGCCATACGATGTCGGCGTATCTACCAGACTGTCGTTGCCTGCGCCTGCCGTGACAGAGAATAGATTAGGTGTCCAGTTGTTACCGTTGCCGGAGGAGTCCTTGCCGAGCGTTGTGCTGGTAGTGTTGGAGTTATCAGCAAACTTGAGATAGAAGCCGTTAGTTCCGTATGTGCCAGAGAACGCTTTAGGCTTCCATATGCCAGTAGCAGAATCAGTTTCACCGAATGAGGATGGGGTTAATTGCTGACCATCAATACTATAAAATTCTGTTAAATAACTATCTATGTAATTTGCGGCAGTCCATGCTCTACCAATGTATTGGGCTATACTTTGTGTATTCCAACCACTATCATCTGTATTGGCTATTGAACTACGCTGGTCAGTAGAAAATGCGGTTACTTCTGTTCCATTAACATACAATCTTAGACGATTAGATGCCGTTGCTTGATTTCGGTCAAATGCAAGAACGAAGTGCATCCATGCGCCAACATCACGAAAAACTTGAGTTGTTTGCATATATCTGGAAGCACCTCCTCCAGCACTTGTCGCAATTTGGCAATAAAGAGTGTTATCAGTTTGGAATGAAATCTCTGTAACATTACTTCCGCTATTTGGTGAAGTTGCAATAACCCGTTGTAATGTTCCAAGTGTGCTTCTTTTACACCAAAAAGAAATGGTCCATATTCCAGAATTTGTTGCGGCAGACGCAGGAGTCCTATTCAGATACGCACTATCCGCAGAGTTAAACCGCAGACTGCGCTCTATCTGGTAGCCGCCAGCGGGAGAGCCACCTAAAAGAGTTTGCTGAATACCACTCATTAGCTTACGTTTCCTTGTACGACACAGACTGTACTAGAGATAAAAGCGATAGTGGCTAGGCCACGAGCAGCTAAGGTCATGGTAGCTTTATCAGAATCCGTCCCTGCTATGTAGGCAGTTGTAATGGTGCAGGTAATAGTAATTGTTCCAGAAGTGTTATTAAAAATAGAAATTACATCACCTTCTGCAAAAGTAGCATCTGGGATGGTGATAGACCCGCCAGAGCCTACCTGAACATACTTGCCGACATCACCTGTGGCTAAAGTATAAGAAGAAGTCTTAGTGCCTACTGCTGGGATATTGCGGTAGCCAAGGGTAGAGGCATCTGGTGGTAAAGTATAAGTATTTGTAGATGCTATAGCAGGCGCATTTAGTGTAGCAGATCCGCTAGTAGAGCCAGCAAGTTTAAGATTACCAGAATTAAAAGTTTGTGCAGCAGTAAAGGTCTGTGCTAAATCAGAAGCAGCAACAGTGATAGTAGCATCAGGAATAGTTACAGTCCTAGCCGCACTAGGAGATGATGTAATCGTAGAAACAAAACTGGTACTGCCGCCATCAATTCTAATTGCCATCGTAATTCTCCGTTATAGCGTAACCCATTTAGCACCACTAGGGACAGTTACAGTAACACCGTTATTAATAGTTACTGGACCAACCGTTAATGCGTTCTTATTGGATGTAATTGTGTAATTAGTAGTAATAGTTTGATCGTTTTCCCAAAATGCTAAATCTGTGCCACCGCCTGTTAATCCCACACCAGTAGGTCCAGTTGGCCCAGTAGGACCTGTGGGACCAGTAGGACCAGTTGCTCCAGTTGGACCAGTAGGACCAGGAGGTCCAGGAACTGTAGAAGCTGGACCAGTCGGGCCAGTAGGTCCTATATCGCCTTGTGGGCCTGTTGGTCCCGTAGGTCCTGTGGGTCCAGTCGGTCCAGTTGGACCAGGATCTCCCTGCAAACCTTGAGGTCCAGTGGGACCAGTAGGACCAGTTGGTCCTGTAGGGCCTGTATCGCCTTGTAAGCCTTGCGGTCCGGTTGGGCCAGTAGGTCCAGGTGGGCCAGCATCTCCTTGTAATCCCTGTGGACCAGTCGGGCCAGTAGGGCCAGTTGCACCAGTCGGGCCTGTTGGACCAGGATCGCCCTGTAGTCCTTGTGGTCCAGTAGGTCCAGTTGGGCCAGTTAATCCAGTAGGACCAGTTGGTCCCGTTGGGCCTGGAGGACCTGATGGGCCTGTATTACCTTGTGGTCCAGTCGGGCCAGTAGGACCAGTTGGTCCAGCTATACCAGTGGGACCAGTAGGACCAGTTGGACCAGTAGTGCCATCTGGAATACCAAAGGCTAAAGAAATTGTGGTAGAGTTATACGAAACTGTAGGCGTAGAGCCAGCAGGCAAAGACGATACAGCGACATCTAAGCCAGTAGTAAAATCAATTGTACTTTGAGCAGATTGTGCGGCAGCAGCGGCGCTATTAGCAGCATTGCTAGCGTAAGTCTGCGCTAGTTGAGCAGCATTGGCTGCATCTGCTGTTGCGTCACCTGGGCCACCAGGACCACGATATATCGCCATTTAAGTCCTCTTGTAGTTTTACTCAGTAAACTTAGTAAATTTACTTAGTAAAACTCCCCAGACCTTGTGAGCCTGGGGAGAAGCTGTTGTGCTATGTAAGCACTAAGCTATTGATCAATCCACCACCAGACCGACAGCAGCATCGGTACGAATGGTCTTAACGCCGTACAGAGTATCGGCAGTCATCAGATCAGCCAGCCACTCTTGCTTGTACTGGGTCTGTGAGCGAACGCCCATCTGCTCAACCAGCGTGAATGCATCACGATGGAAGAGACCAGCAAGACGTGCGCCAGACTCAGGAGTCGGAGCATTGCTGGAGATGTAGACTTCGATACCGTACAGGTTACCAACACGACCATTGCGGATAGTGTTGCCAGCACCTGCTTCACCAGTAAAGGCTTGCTCAGTGTAGCGGTCAGTACCCATCAATGCGTTACGCAGCACGGGCGGGATAACGAATGAACGACCATCCATCGGAACATCAGCATCGTCAAGATACTGAATAGCACGGCGGAAACCGATATCGCTAAACTTACCTTCGCCAGCAGCCAGCGAACCGTCATAGGCAGCTAGAGCACCAGTCGAGTCAGTAAAGGTAAAGACACGGCTGTTAGCATAGCTAGAACCGTTACCATCACCGATAGACTTCCACAGCGTCCAGATGTCGGTATCAACTTGCACGCCGAGCGAGTAGCCTGCGTCATCCGTGTAGAAACGGCGCAGCGAGGGCAGTGCCTGAACGGTCACGATGTCCTCAATCAAACGGCTGTACTCATAGTGCTTGTCGATGTTGACAACCACTTCGTCTTCAGTAGCAGCAATCAGAGTAACCTGAGAGCTAGCAACCTTAGCAGAAGCAGTGCCACGGGTGGGCTTCGGAATGTGAACGGTGTCACCTTTCTTACCCTTGAAGTTCATCTTGTTCACGAGGTTAGCAAGAACCAGTGACTTCTTGTATGCAGCAACAATCTCGTCACTCCAAATCTCAGGAATAAACTTTGCTGCGGTTGTCGTTGTTACGTTATTAGTACCCAAAGGCATTTTTAAATCTCCTTGATTAAGTTATTTACTTAACCCGTCCCTCTGCATACGCCGCAAGAATTTCGTCTTGCAGTGAATAGTAGCGGTCAGGGTCTTCCAATTGTAGTCGGATTAGATCCGCTCTTCGATATATCTTAGAAGAAGTTGGTGAAGCTGCATTAGAGCCTACGTCTACGGTTGCCTGTTTAACCGCTGCCTTTTGAGCTGCCTTAATTTCTGGTGAAGGTGTAGCAGCTTTTGGTGCAGCTTTAGGTTTAACATAGTTCCAAGTATTCAGTAACTCTGCAGCAGCATCATAATCTGCGTTTGCGTCTGCATCGGCATATAACCGAAGACGGACTGAGGAGGCTTTAACCCACTCTGCAAATGCTGGATCGTTGACAGTTTGCTCGAAGTCTGGAAACTCAGAACTCAACCGATTAATAACCTGCATCTTTTTAACTTCTAAGGCTTGTTGCTTTGCCTCTAAGATTGCAGGATGTTGCTCTATTGCTTTATTAACTACCTTCTTCGGGTCATCGAAGTAATCGATCTCGTCTTCTTTTGTAGCAGGAACTTCGTCTTTTTTAGTTTCGAGTTGTCGCTTGATTAGTTCGTCAGCCAGTTTACGCACTTCCCCAACTTCTTGGGCTTGACGACCAATTAGCTTCTCAGCCTCTTGGTGCATCCTGATGATTTCATCAAGACTCTTGCCCTTGTACTTTGGTGGAACAACTTCTTCTACAGAAGTTTCTTCCTGTGCTACAGTCTCTTGAGATTGCTCAACTTCTTGAGTCTCTTGTTCCTGTGTAATGTCAACTGCGCCTTCTACTTCTTCTTCTTGCGGGTCGATAAGTTCTGCCACATTATCCTCCTGTCCACAATGGATTCTAGGAAATTAAAAAATGCCCATCGGATCAGCTATTCTTTTCGCTTTTCTTTTGATAGGCTCTTGCTGCCTGCTCATGTTTTCTAGCCCACGCATCATGTGCTGTCGGAAACGCACCTGTGATGCCCTCCAACACAAAGCGGGGTGACGAGATAATACGAGCAGCTTCATTGTGACAATGTGGACACTCAACTGAGCGAACCTCATCATCAACAAATTTCTCAGTGATGTGATCTTTCACACACCTAAATTCAAATATCCGTTTCATCGTTGCAACTCCTCATAAGCATCTTCGGACGCTTCCTTGAGTTTAAAGATGAAATTAAGGATGTCTAACTGTCCTTTGGCATAGTACAAATCCTCTATGCCGTTGCACCTGTCTAAATCCTTAGATACTTCTTCAATCTTGCGTAGGTCTTCGATCAGGTCTTGCCATCCCTTGGATGTCATCATGTCGAACCTAGCCTCGTAATAGGCTTGTAACTCTTTATCCACAGTTTCTCCTTATTAGGACTGTGTTGTATTTCTACAACAGTATATTAATTATACCACACTTTTTAGGTTTTGTCAAGTAGTTATTGAACTTTTCTGTTCATCTGGGCTTCTACAATATTCTCCTTAGTCTGGATCTCCCTTTCCTTAAGGATTAGGTCTGCTACCTTGGCACGTCTATTAAACTCCTCGCTATTGGACTGATCCAAGTTAGTTGTGAGCGCCTGGACGGTTTTGATGCGTAACTCCTCTGGCATCATCTGGGCCTCAACCGCAGTCTTCTGAGCCTTAGCCATAGACTCCTGGGCATTGGCCTGGGACTCAGCAGCCCTAGCTTGTAGCTCCTGAACCTGAGCCTGGAGCAGAGCAATCTGAGCCTGTTGTTGGGCTTGTTGCATTGCCACAACTTCTGGGTTAGGCTGGTTCATCTGGTCAAGCGCAGCAGCTAGTTCTTCCTTGTTGGATAGGCTAGAACCTTTGATGATTCCTTTTAGGACCAAGGGCAGCACAGGGCTGTCAGGACCGAGCGTCTGCAGCAGGCCAACAAACTGTTGCTGCTCGTACTCCCTAGCTACCATGCCAAGAGTGGAAGCAGGGGTAAACTGGAAGTCACGGCTAGGATAACGCTCTGGGTCAAACTGCATATAGCGGTAGGCAACCTTCTTAATCAGAGGGATTAGGAAGTCATCCTGGAAGTTCATCAGTGCCTGCTTGTTCTTCTTGATGATAGAAGACATAGCCAGGGACATAGATGCACCACCAGCCTCGCCAGATGCTACAGATCTAGTCATAGCTTGGCTGTCTAGTGTACCTGTAGCCTGAAGCAGCATAGTCTCAAATTGCTGAGCAGTCTGGATATTACCAGAGTCTGTGTTACCAAACTTAAACGGAAACAGAATCTCGTTAGGATTACCGTTAGTAAGCAGGGTCTTTCCAGGCTGGACCTTATAGTTGACACCACGAGGAAGTCTTGTAGCGTCTGCAGCCATCATAGGAGCCGTGGTAAGGGCCAGAGAGTCGAGATGGCTACGCAGTTGTGCATCGATAGCCTTTTGCATATTGTAGCCCTTTTGTACCGTACCCATACCAACCAATCGACCAGGAACCTTCTCTGGTGTGTAGGTAACAATTGGACGGTCCTTCATCATGTAAGGATTGGACTCAGCCTTAAGCAGGTACTGGTTATTAGCGATAACGACTACTGCCTCGACCATATCGCTGTAAGTGTCGGCATCACTGTCTTCTGGGAACAGGTCAGCGACTTCACGACCTTCGTTCTCAAGTTGTTCGAGGTATTCACGAGGCACTAACCCGTAGTAACGTAAGATTCGTACCTTGTCTTCTTGGTAAAGTGTATCCAATTGATTTGGCTCAAGAGCATTATCAGAATACTCAGGACCAATATTAACCTTTCGGTAGATCCCATCTTCAATGCCTTTCACAACCTTAAAGAGACTGGTGTATTCTTCAACAGCAACACCAAGACCCTCGTCTACTGTGTCAGAGTTGGGGTCCCAAAGGAAGTTACGGGGATGAATAGACTTAATAGGTACTGTGGTGCGCTCGACTTCCATCACACCAATGGCTGCGCCTGCTCCACCAGGAAGCGGTTGCGTAGCAGGAATAAAATCCATCACTGATTTCACATGAATCTCAGCGATACCGAGGCCAAAGACCTCAGCATTACGGTCTACTTCGGACCAAACCTTGTCTGCTTTGTCTCGTTTTAGGTCTTCATGGAGTTGTTTCTTCATCATCTCCACATCAATACCGTCAGTGTCAGCAGCATCGTCAGCTAACTCAAAGAATTCGCCTCTGCCAGTGGTGGCTTCCATGATTTCAGAGGTTTTATTCTCCACAGCTTGACGTATTGCTGGTGCAACGATGCGAGAACGCTCGGATTCACGGGTCTTATCCTCGTCAGACCAGATACCATAGTACAGGCGTTCGTATTCGTCCCACTGTTTCTCGTAGTTTACCTCTTTATGCTCTCGCCAACGGTCACAATGAGAGGTAATAAAGGAGACTAACTCCCGATCTGACTCACTTACTGGGTCTTCTTTGGTTCCGTTATAGTTCTCAGCCATCACATATCCTCTACTGTGCTAGGAAACGGGTTAGTATTTGCTAATTCGTTGTACGAAACAGGCGAAAGTTTAGTAATTTTTACTGTTGGACCAGTCAAACCCTTGACATCCTCGACAATGAAATTATCACCAAGGGTCTCTTGCAGATACTGGCGTAGTTCTTTTTGTGTAAAACCCTTCTGATAGGTACGTTCTTTACCTGTACCCATGATAAAACCACCTTCATCGTCAGCTTTTACAGCAGTCTTAGCTGCTTTGATGTCACTTTCAGGACGAACATTGACGATAGCGCTGCCTCCAGGCTTTAGAGCTTTACCGATTGTCAATACAGCCTTGTCTCTGTCTTCTCGTGGAAGTACGTTTAACACATTCATGTTTAGAACTTTGTCTGCTGACTCTGCAGGAACCTCATCAGGAGTCATATAAGTAGGTTTAAACTCACCTTGAGGCAGTGGTTCAAAGGTAGAAACTCTAGCGCCTCGAAGTGTAGCGGCGTCTGCTCCAAGTCCTAAGCCAGCACCGTAGTCCAATACTTCATCGCCTTCAGATACTCCAAGAGCGTCAAGAGCTTTCTGGTAAGTAGGCAGCGTATTAGCTCGTTGTGTGCGCTGAGGATTGATAACTATGTCCTCTGGCAGAGCAGCAGTAGGCACACCCGCAGACTTTACAGCAGCATCGTTTATTAAGCCTTGGAATAGTTTTGCTATCGCCATATTAATATCCTGATATAGGGTCTAAAGCCTCGTACTCTTCTTCTTCAATCATGTCTGTAAACTCTGTGATGCCTATTTGGTCGATGTAGGCTAAGGCATCAATCAAGTCATCATGCACCTGTGGGTTTGGAAAGTTAAGCAGTTGGTCTACAAACTGTTTATTCCAATCGCCTCTTACTAACTTAATCCTTCCATGCTCGAAGCGTCCCTGCAATGCCCAAACAATCCTGTCTGTCTTCTTCTTGTTGCCATGAGTCAGTTCTGTCACCGAGATGAAAAATGACTTCTTCTTCATCAAGTCTTGTAGGTACGGGAGTACGGCGTTCCTTGCCATTCCTCGCTCGATACCTACTAATCGAACATCGTAACTTCTTGCTGTTTCTAATATCTTGTTTGCGGTTTCTTTGATGTCCCATCTTCCTGCTACAATCGTATCAACGTACCAACCATCAAGACAGACCTTAACTACTGCAATTGCTGTTTCATCCAGATGCTTCTTCTTATTACTGGCTTGCTTGCTTACATCTTCAAAGCCAGCCAAATCAACAGCGATGTAATAAGAACCGTCATCAGGCAAATCATCAGAATCAACATACTTAATCCATTCGTCTTTGAAGAGGTCTGACTGTGCGGCTTCGAAAGAAGCAAGGTATTCCTGTCTAAAACTGAAGGAAGACATTGATTTCTTTGCTGCCTCAATCTCCTTCGGATCAAGTAGCGGATTATCAAACGAGGTAAAGTGAAAAGATGACCAATCCTCGTCTTCGCCTCTTTGAGCCATCTGGTACAGTTCATAGAAGTGATTGCGTCCCTTCGGTGTACCGATAAATAATGCTCCACCTTTTACATCACTTAGAGCAGGTCTAAGAATCTGCTCGAACACCTGTGGTTTCATGTCAGCATATTCGTCAATCACGACATACGCTAGACCCACACCACGCATTGTATCTGGACGGTCGGATCCTTTAAGGTAAATCTTCCTATCGTTTACAAGCGTAATAACTGCCGTATTCTCGTGAACAGACTTGATAACCTCGTGACCAAGCTCTTTAAGAACGCCCCACATGATGTCTTTAGCTTGTTGAAAAGTTGGAGCAACATAGAAGACATCCTTTTCTGTACTTTTTAATGCTTCAATGATGAGGGTCCAAGCAGCAAGGCGAGACTTTCCAAATCTTCGTCCTGCAGCAACCACTTTAAAACGGTGATTATCATTAAATACCTCTGTCTGTTTAGGATGTAATTCAACTCTGAGGCTCGCCATCATCGGCCTCCTCAACGTCAATCACCTCGTAATCAATCTGTTCGGTTTCCCTGGCAGCGATCTGTGGCGTACCAGTCGTAACAATCTGTACTTGGATAGCATTGCTTCTGCCCTGTCCCTGCTTTTCAAAATGGGACACAGGTAACAGCCTATCCATACACATCTTAAGACAAGCAACTTGGTCCTTGTCTGTGTCGTCCATAGCCTTGCGGAGGACAGTCTCAATAACCTTTTCTCCGCTGGTGCTTAACAGACGAGCATAGAATTCTTTGATTCTTGCTGCCTCGCCTGGAGGACGACCTACAACACCTCTATTCTTTTTAGCTTCAATGTCTGCTTTGCGGGGTCTTCCACGCTTTGCCTTTTTAGGGGAGACAGACAGAGGTTCAGTGTTTGACACTAAATTCTCCTCTACATAGTTTTACATAATTATGCAACAGAGTGCATTAGGTATGTAACAGTATGTAGTCTACTAAACAGAAGACTAAACAGATAATTATTAATAATTATTGTTACACTTACTGTTACAACTCTTCAGCGAAACTAAATAGTTTCTAAATAATTCCTTAAGAGTGCATTTATTATAGCATACTTTTTAGGATTTGTCAAGTCTTTTATGCTAAACAGTGGCTGGAGAGCACAGATTGCTCAGTCCTTTTTAGGTCTAACTAGCCTATATCTTGTATACAAGCCTAAGTTATTGATTTATAAAGGCTTTTATAGACTACTACATCTAGTATTTTATAACCTATTTTAGCCCATATCTAGGTCTATTTTGCCTTCTGTTGTGTCTATGAGGCTCCGCATACTCAGCAGCGATTGCCGCAGCCCCTCCCCCCATTGCGAATGATTCTCATTTACGACACATAAGTGTTGTTTTTATGCAACAGGTTGTGTCATATTGTGAAATTGTGCAGGGATTGTGCAGATTTCTATTGACAAAGAAAAAGGGACAGTGTAGGACCCT